TTTGTTACAGATGAAATCGAATCTGACCTATACAAATTGGGCTGGATTGTAGTTAAATACACTGGGGAAGAATAAATGGAAAGACTAACTTATACTGTAGAAGAATTGTTTGAAGACATACCTGGAGATCCGGATAATGTTATTATGAAACTCCCTCCTGAAATTTGCGAACAGCAAGGTTGGGTAGAGGGAGATACTTTAAATATTAAAGTGGAAAATGGCGCAATGATTATAAGCAAAGTATAATGGCCAAGAACGACGAACTTATTGAACTTATAGGCAAAGTAGAAGAAGTATTGCCCAACAGTACTTTTAGAGTAAATGTAACTAATGTGCAACACCATATACTCTGTTATATGGGCGGCAGGCTAAAACAGCATAAAATTAAAATTATTTTAGGAGATAATGTAAAGGTAGAAGTGAGTCCTTACGATCTTACTAAGGGTCGTATTACATATAGGATGTAATATGAATTTAATTCTTGAACGTGTAAACGCTGTGTGCCAACATGTTCGAGAATCTAATACTCAAGGAATAACTTTTAAAAAGCTGATAGGATCTACTCGTGCTGAATTTAAAAGACGAGATTTTGATCTAACTATTAAAACTAAAAAAGATAAAACTCTTGATCCTAGTGAGTTTTATGTAAATGCATTTTATGATGCAGAAGATGACTGCAATAATGATACTGCTATTGAAATCATTATATATCATAACTTTAGCGATTCTAATGTATTCAATTTAACTCAAATAACAGAACTGTTAATACAGATGTACGATGCAACAGTTCACGAGTTAAGGCATCAATGGCAAAGTGCAGCTCGAAATTATGTTACGTACACTGACAACGAACATAGTCCTTACCGTCGATACTTAAAAGATTCAGATGAATTAGATGCATATGGATTTAGTATTGCTATAGAACTACTACGACATATGAGCAAACAAAGAGCCAAGCGATATATGAGACGTATAAGCATTATGGCTAAAATGCGTAAAGGTACAACATTAGTAAGTCCAAATTTAAAATCATATATTGATCATTTTGGACTAAACAAAGTTACCAAAAAGATATCCAAAAAGGTATATAAACACCTAGACGCTCTTGACAGACGTTACATTTTCATGTAAAATACTAGTATTGTTAAACAGCCCAGGAGCGCAAGGTGTCAAAAGAATTTCCCCTACAACAAGTTTTGGAACTGGCCTGTGCCGCTCAACGATTCAATCAAGCCTATATCAAAGAAGTAGAAAGCGTCTTTGATGTTGACGGTAAGTTCTTGTTCATGAAACACTCTAACAAGGTGCTAGTTCGAAAGGCACTCAAACTGAACGAAACTACTAATGCGGCTCCGGAGTTTGCCCCACAGGATATTACAGTAGAAGATGCAGATCGTGATTTGGCTAACGAGATCCAACGGTATTTTAAGCGACTAATGTTTGCCGCGGTCAAGGGCGATAACGAATTTCAAATTGAAGTAAACACTCTACTTACATTGGCTGTTGTGCCTGATAACAAGATTGGATTTATTGCCTGCTTGCCAAGTGTCTACAAAAGAGACTCTGCTAACAACCAAATTGAGAAACGTGCTAGGAATGCAGATAAGGAATATTTGTCTGCTATTGGATCTAGTGTATTTGACAAGGACTGTGAGATACTGGCGTCCCAACGCTCAAAGAACTTTGATGCGTGGAACGTTGATGCTATAATAGACAATAAGATGGTATCGTGGTTTAGCAAAGTAGATATGAAAGTCGGGCCATGCGTAGTAATTAAAAGTAAAGTCAAAGACCATAGCCTACATTGGAAGTATGGTAATCCGGTGACTCGGTTAAACTTTGTAAAGGCAGTACAATGAGTGAAGAATTTGAAAAGTATGATACCTTTGCCAAACATATGGAAGAACGTTTTCCAAAGATGTTTAGTGGCAAGTATGGTGGATTTGCCTGCGGCGAAGGCTGGTGGCCCATTCTAGAAAAACTGTGTTCTAACATTCAACACTACATTGATTGGAAAAACAAGCAGTCTGAAGTCGTGCCGCAGGTAACAGTGGCACAGATTAAAGAGAAGTTCGGCGGACTACGTTTCTACTATGACGGCGGTGACGAACATATTAATGGAATGGTTCGTATGGCAGAAGCGTGGGCAGATGCCAGTTGTGAAGAATGTGGTGCTCCTGGTAAGAGCCGCGCCAGCGGGTGGATTAAGACTCTGTGTGATATACACGAAGCAGAGCGTCAACAACGAAAGAAAGAATATGAAAATCAAATTAGTCAGTGATCTCCATTTAGAGTTCTCTGACATCAACATTACAAACGATGAAGGCTGCGATGTCTTGATCCTCGGTGGCGACATTATGATCGCTGAAGAACTCTACGATCATATGGAACTGCCCAGTTACAATATGTACGGGGCACTTCCGGATCTAAGTCGTAAACAAGAACGTGTAATGCGATTCCGTGACTTCCTAAAGCGTGTGAGTTTTCAGTTTCCGCATGTGATCTACATTGCAGGCAATCATGAGTTCTATCACGGCAAATGGAATCGCACATTAAAAGTGTTACATGACGAGTGCGCAAAGTTTCCCAATGTCTACTTCTTAGAGCAAGAGTGCAAGAAGATTAATGATGTTACCTTTATTGGTGGAACACTTTGGACTGACATGAACAAGGGCGATCCGTTGACATTGTCTGCTGTGCGTGACATGATGAGTGACTTCCGTGTGATTCTCAAAGAGGATCAAGACTATACTAGGCTCAAGCCCGCAGACACTTGTGTTCGTCATAAGAAGATGTTACAATATATCAGAACAGTGGTTGCAGAACGCCATGATGAAAAGTTTGTTGTAGTCGGACATCACAGTCCTAGCAAACTATCAACTCATGAACAGTATGCTAACGAACACTTGATGAACGGTGCTTATAGCAGTGACTTGAGCGAGTTCATTATGGATCACCCACAGATCAAACTGTGGACACATGGACATACTCATCATCCTTTTGACTATGTCATCGGTGAGACACGTATTGTTTGCAACCCTCGCGGCTACGAAGGCTACGAGCCAGAGAGTGGCTGGAATCCTAACATTGTAATAGAGGTATAAAATGGAAACTAGTATTTTAGAAATAGCTAAGAAAACTGCCGAAAGTATGAATTTTTTAATCATCAAGCTCGCAGAAAGAGTTGATGAATTAGAAAAAGAAAATACAGATCTTAAAAAGAAACTGCGAGCACACGATGACGACCTTAAGTGAAAAGGACGTAAAGATTTTTAAGAAATGGCTGAAAAGCCATTTAGCCTATGGTCCTACTACTATTATCTTTACTAAGAAAGATGGTACAGAACGAACTATGACTTGTACAACTAAGCCAGAGCTTGTCCCGGCTGAGCCAATTGTCGAAGGCGTAGAAAAGAAAGAAAAGAAAACTAACGAAGAAGTTATGCCAGTCTATGATCTAGATGCAAAGGGTTGGCGTAGCTTTCGTTGGGATTCAATTAAACAAGTAAGGTTTACACTAGAATGAGACAGTATGTAGAAGACACCTGCGAAGTCCTTTGTGAAGACAATGGCCGCAAAATGGTTGCAGATCTATTGAGCTTTCGCGAGCACGATCATCTTGCAGTTAGCCTAGAGAAACAGTTAAAATTAGAAATGCGGTGGAACGGTCAAATCTATGAAGGCAAGATGGGTCGTTTGACCTTTACTTCAGATGGACCTCTAGTTAGAAACGTTAAACAAGGTAGAAGATGAAAATAGGATTAAGTTATAGCCGTTGCGTTAAAGATATCGTCGACGGTAAGGTAGATATTGCAGATGTACTTGTCATTATTGCTCGCACGGATTTTGATCCGCATGACGCCGAACAATGGCAAGGTATTTGGCAAGGATATGCCGGAGGGTCTGATGCCAATCTGATGCGCGGATTCTTTGGTGGTACTAATCCAGAGTGGTCCGGATACGGAGATGGAGATGAAGATCTTTTCCGTTCAGTAAGTATTGAGCTTTGGGAAACTGGTAAACTACATCAGCCACGTAAGTTTGGTGCTCGTCCTAGTCGTCGTCCAGAGATTTGGTTAGAAGCTGTACTGCCCAGCGAAGAATTAGAAAAGAACCCTGCCGCCAAACTTGCTTGGGACAAGTTCCAGACAGTTGCAGGTTTAACAAATGTAAATTTAGATAAGGAATACAAATAATGCCACGTTTAATCCCTACAGTCATTGAATCAGAACCGCGTGGAGAACGTGCTTACGACATTTACAGTCGATTACTTAAAGATCGTATTGTCATGCTTGACAGCGAAGTTGACGAGCATAGCTCAAGTATTCTTGTAGCACAGTTGCTATTCTTAGAAAGTCAGGGTAACGAAGACATTACTTTCTTCATTAACAGCCCAGGTGGATCGGTAACAGCTGGGCTAGCTATCTATGATACAATGCAGTTTATCAAACCAGACGTAGCAACCTACGTTATGGGGCAGGCTGCTAGCATGGGTAGCTTCCTAGCACAGGCGGGTGCGGCAGGCAAGCGTTTTGTGCTTCCAGAAAGCCGTACAATGATTCATCGTGTTAGTTCAGGTACACGTGGTACTAGCGGATCAGTACACGTACAAGAACTACAGTTTGAAGATGCTAAACGTAGTTTCGAAGAAAGCCAGCGCCTAAACAAACGTCTTACAGAACTGTATGTACGCCATAATACTGCTGGCAAAACCTATGATGAACTGTTCAGTAATATGAAGTTTGACACGTTTTTATCAGCAGATGACGCTGTAGCCTACGGACTAGCAGATAAAGTTATCTCAAAACGCCCATAAAGTGCGCAGTTAATAGGCATTGACACAGGACTTAAATAGTACAACTGGGAGAGTACTGTGTCAAGGAAGCCATTTAACTGGTCGATGTTAGACAGAGATAACTTGTACACTATGATGTACGAGTTAAAGCCCTTTGTAGTGGGCAAGCGTCTTGCCATTAAAACTCTACAAAAACTATTAAGTGATCATCTCAAATGGCATCTTCCTATTAGAGTTAGGCTAAAGCGTGATCCTACCCACGATAAGGGCATTGTTTACATAGGCGGTGCATACTATGCTCACTATGATCAAGAAGAACATAGGCAGATTGAAATAAATTTTAGTTATAAATCTACCAGTGCAGAAATTAAACTTTCAGAGAATCGCTGGAATAGAATGTGTAGACTATTTGCAGATACTATGCTACACGAAATTGTACACTTGAGACAATATCGAACTAGAGAATTTAAGCAAATTCCAGGCTACCTAAGTACTGCTTATTATGCTAGAGATCGCAGAGAGCAAGAGTACTACGGCCATAAAGATGAAATGGGTGCATTTAGTTTTAACATTGCTTGTGAGTTGCATGATAAATTTGGCGACGACTTTGACGCTGCCAAACACTATTTGGACAGCAATCTATCCAAACGTGCCAAAAAGTCCTGCTGGCACAAGTACATGAAAACATTTGATTGGAATCATAACCATCCAGTTATACGCTCTATGAAAAAGAAAATCATCCGAAACTTACCTTATGCACAAATAGGTAAGCCATTTAAGACACCAGATCACTTGACTTATTAACTGTCTAACTGTATAATACATACATTAAACAGTAGAAAGGTCTAACATGTTCGATCCGTGCCAAAATGTAATTTCCACCCTTGAAGATCACAATAGTCGTTTGGACAAAGAATCTATTATTTTGGCGCAAGCTGAAGCTGGCAATAGTGAATTCTTTCAAGGCGCACGTCTTGCGTTAGACCCTATGATCACATTTGGATTGAAACAAATCCCGGAGAAAAAAGATGAAGATGGTCCTGGCTTGGATTGGGATAGTTTTAGCCTCATTATTACTGGTTTTGTTAATCGTAGCTTCACAGGCAACCTTGCCCGTGATACCGTTGCTAAAATGATGTCCGGTGCCACTAAGGCACAGTGGAATGGTTGGTATCGTCGCATACTAATCAAAGACTTGCGTTGCGGCGTAAGTGAGAAAACTATCAACAAAGTGGTGGAAAAGAAATATGCTGATTACATTATACCTATTTTTGCTTGTCAGCTTGCTCATGATAGTGCTAATCATGAATCGAAAGTATCTGGACGAAAACTTATCGAAGTTAAACTCGACGGTGTCCGTGTTATCACTATTGTCCGTACAGACGGGCGTGTTGATATGTTTAGCCGCAACGGTAAAGAGCTTGCTAACTTTCCACATGTG